GTGTATAAGAGACAGGAATTATTTGACTTCAACGCCAACGTATGAGGATTTCCACTATGAGAACCATTATAAGCAATAATATATTTCTCAGCATCAAGAGCATTTCCTTCATTAGTAGGAAGCTGTATTCGTACAAAGTTAGATGATGGAACTGGGCTAATTCTTACTCCGTAATTACTATCTTGTATATCTAATTTCTGTGCTGGTGAGGTAGTACCAATACCGACATTTTCATTTGAGTCAATAGTTATAGCAGTAGCATTACCACCATCTGTAATACTAGGCAGTCTTGCATCTACATCTGTTGTTGTTGCTATCGTAGCTGTAGCATCGGGTAATGTTATTGTTCTATCCGTACTCGTATTCGGAGCAGTGACTGTAATGACACCTGTTCCTGAAGCGTGTCCTTGAATTTTTACTTTAGCCATTCTGTGTCTCTCCTATGCGATTATCCAAGTGCTTCCCGTTGGAACGGTAACTGACACTCCTGAGTTAATTGTTATTGGTCCAGCAGTTAAAGCATTGTTGCCACTTGTGATGCTATAGTTAGCTGATATAGTGTGTGCGTGTTCGTATAGACCTTCATCTGTTGTATTACCACCGCCTACTGGAGACCAAGCTGAACCATCATAAATCTCAGCACTAGTGTCTGTAGTATTGAATCTCATATAACCAGCTGCTGGAGAACCATCTCTTTGTGCTGTACTGCCTGCTGGTAACTCTGCTGAACCTGTGGCTGAAGTCTTAGAAACTAAACTTGAAGTTGATATTACTGTTACCTGCCAAGCAGAACCGTTATAGATTCTAGTTTCGTTTGAAGAAGTATTAAAGTACCAATCACCAACTGTAACTGCATCACCATTATTGTCTACTGTAGGATTAGAGCTTTGAGCCCCTAGATAAAATTCATCTATTGAGTCTTTAGTAGCTGCTGCGGCTGTTGCACTTGCTGCTGAGGCTGTAGCTGATGTAGCTGAAGCTGTAGCTGATGTTGCTGCTTCACTAGCCTTAGTTGTTGCTGTACTTGCTGAAGTAGATGCTTCTGAGGCTTTCGTTGTAGCCGTAGACGCACTTGTTGCTCCTGCAGTTGCACTAGAAGCTGCTGCTGTGGCACTAGAAGCCGCTGCTGTAGCACTAGATGCAGCATTAGTAGCCGATGTAGACGCTTCTGAGGCTTTAGTTGTTGCTGTGCTTGCTTGTGTTGTAGCAGTAGAAGCTGAAGTAGAAGCACCACTAGCACTCGCTGCTGCTGCGTTCTTAGATACTAAAGCTGCTGCTTCTGCTGTTTCTGCGTTAGTCTCAGCAGTTTCTGCATTAGTTTCTGCAGTTTCTGCTGCTGTCTTAGCTGTATCTGCACCCGTCTTAGAAGTAGCGGCTGCTGTGGCACTAGCTGCGGCTGCGGTAGCACTTGCGGCTGCTGCTGCTGCATCTCCTGTTATACTAGCGGCACTTGCTGCTGAGGCTGTAGCACTTGTGGCTGAAGCTGTAGCACTTGTGGCTGAAGCTGTAGCTGAAGTAGCTGCGTTAGTTTCTGCCGTCTCTGCGTTAGTTTTGGCTGTCTGAGCGGCAACTTTGGCTGCCTCAGTATCTGCAATTAGTGCATCTAAGTCATAGCTATCCGCTAAAACAGATGATGTTGCAATTCCGTGTCCTCTATCAATACTCATTATGTAATCCTCTGACGCATACGTAATACTGCAAGATATAGTTTTTGCCTTCTAGTAGGGTATCTTACAGCTCTTTTGTTTCTACTTTTTTTCATAAAACTCTCCTAGGTTTAATATGAAACTCTCCCCTTGCGAAGAGAGTTCCGTGGTTAAAACTACGAAGTAAGTTCTTGGATAGAACCCGGACGTACAACCTTACTACCATAAACAGTATCAGCTGTGAACAAATCTGCAAGTTGAGATTGTACATACTGAGTCTGTGTACGGATGTTTTGTTGTGTAGCTAGTACCAAAGCATCTTTTTGGAACAAGAACGCTTTTTCAGTGTTACCAGTACCTACTTGTGTAGACATATAAACGTCTACTCCGTAAATCATACCAATTTTACCAGTCTTAATTGCGTTACCGCTACCAATAAACGCTTGCTCTGTAAATCTTTCTTCAGCCATTAGTGCAGTCATACACGATGGAGTAACGATTAGAGAACGGTCATTTAAAGGAACGTCATTGTCGTTAAGATTTTCAAGAGCGATTAGGATTGAAGCATCCCAATCTGTTACACTTGCAATTACTGCATTACCACCAGTTAGTGCTGCTGCACCATCTAGGTCAGTAATTAACGCAGCATCAATATTTTTTGCTAGTGCATAGCCTGCGTCATCAGTGTAGAAACGTCTCATTGAATTTAGTGCTTGTAGTTCAGCAATATCTTCAATTTGTGTCGACCATTCAAAGTGCTTGTTGATAACGATATCTGTGTGTACCGCAGTATCTGTTACAAGCGTAACTGCTGTGTCTTTAACTTTCGCACTTGCAGCGTTGCGTCCCGGTGTTGGGATGTGAATAGTGTCACCTTTTTTTCCTACGTGGTTTAAGTTGCGGACTAGATTAGCCGCTACTAGGTTTGCTTTATACGTTGCTATTACCTCGTCACTCCATAGTTTTGGAATAAACTTGGCTGCAGTCGTAACTGTCATATTTGCCATTTTAATTAACTCCTATAAGTTATATTAGCTTTTATTAAACAACCCTACCGTCTGCATAAGCCGCAAAGATATCATCTTCTAACGATTCATACCTACTAGGGTCTTCCATTTTTAAACGTATGAGGTCAGCTCTTCTATATGTCTTTCCTCCTGCGTTTGAGCCTGAAGATGACCTTGATTCCGTGCTTGCTGCCTTAAGAGCGTCCTTCCTATTTGTTTCTGCTGCCTGTTTGACTTCTTGAGTCTTACTAATCATCGACCTATCTTTCCAATTGGACAATAACTCGTTAGCGGCATCAAAATTATAAGAATCGGCTGCTTGAAACATCTGCATACGAATCGGGCTATCTTGTACCCATTCCTGAAATGCTTTGTCTTGTACGACATCATTAAAATCAGGATGTGTTTGCTCCAACTGTGCTTTAGCTCCGGCTTGTGCCTGTTGAGCTTGGAACTGTTGAAACTCTTGAAACCTAGGGTGATTCTCAATCATTTTATTGACAGCCTTATTAGGGTCGTCAAAGAAATCAACATCATCATTATCTTTAGTTTCTAATGGAGTGTTATCTTGCGGATTATTCTTCCTCGCTACCTCAGCCCGTAGGAAACTATCTGATAATTTTCTTAACTCTCCAACTTCTTGGGCTTTACGTCCAAGTTCCTTTTCAAGATTAGTGTAACTATCAATTATTTCTTCTGTAGATTTATTGGCAAACTTAGAAGGTATACTAGGTTCTTCAACTTCAGTTGTTGAGTTCTCCTCAACGACCTCTTGTAAACTTTGTAACTCTTCTGTACTGTCTGTTATCGTATTATCATCTATATTAGAAATTTCTACGTTTTCTTCTACTGCTTGAGATTCTTGCGAATCAAAGTCTGCTACTATATTACTCATATTATTACTCTCCGCCCCGTAGGGTTATGAAGTTATTAAAATGGTGGGGCTATATATCTAGTTCTTCCACCGCTAGTTTAGTTGCCTCTTCTAAAGCAATCATCTGCCTTAAAATTGACACCTGACCCTTGGCAAACCAAAGGTCTCTTTCAGACTCTACTGAGTCTATTTTGCTATAGATTTCTTTGAGATTTGTTAGTTCCTTGACTAAGTCTCTCCATCCATCTTGTTCTACTAAATCTTGTCTCGCCCTATAATACTCTTTAGTCGTTTGTTCTTCTAAGTGCGTTTGCATAGTTTAGAGCTGTCTCCGATTTAAGGTGTTCTACTTCAGGAATGTTTCTAGCTGTCTCTGAATACTGCTTTTCTATGTCAGCTTTCATTTTTTCTAGTTCCATCATTTTCTTCTGTAGACTCATAATTCTTTCTTGTACGTCTAATTCATTCTGTGGCTGTGATGACCCTGCGTCTGCTTGGTGCTTCATAGCTCTAGCTTGTTCTTCCTGTGCTTCTGCTAGTGTCTTCTGTATATCAGCCTGTAATTGCTGCATTTGTAGCTGTTGAGCCATCTGTTGCATCTGTTGTTCTTCAGGATTAGGCTGGAAACCTTGCATAAGTGCTTGTACCACTTGGTCTCTATTATGGATACTAGAGTTCTGAAAGACAGCTAATAATAGGACATTGAAAGCAGGAGAATCTTTCGGAATTGACTGGAGCATTTGAACCATCTGCTGCATTTCAAGCTCTTTAGCCATAATACCCATAGTAGAGTAGGGTACGAACTTATAATCAGTAACAGGATACCTGTCTACGTCAAATTGTATCTTTCTCCACATACTCTTATTAATCATAGGTATGAGGAATGTATTTTGGAAGTTCATTAGAGTACGTTTCTGTCTCTTAATGCTCGCAGACTGAACCATTGACATACCACTAGATGTAGCTCTATCCGGAACACCCATATCCGCAGAACCAGTACCCATCTGAATCATATTTTGCAATGAAGCAACCTGATTGTAGGTATTTTGGTCTGTCGAACCTAGAGTTAGAGGCATAAGTGCTTGCCTTGGGTCTCCATTAGTAAGGATAGTCTTACCGGGACGGACTTCTAGCTTGATGCCTCTCGGTAGTCTAGTAGCGTCTGCGGCAATCATTGGTGTAGTAGTGAGTGCTAAGGAGTCAATCCTAGCTCTCATCTCTGCATCTAATGCTTTTTGCGGGTTATACCCCTTCTCACAAACCCCTCTCCCCCAAAACTTGTTTGGGACGATGTCGTGTTGATAGCTTACAAAAGGTCTATCATTCATCATAAACGGATTCTCTTCCGCTCTTAGTATATATTCATCATTTGCTAGTGTAACGACAGATTCGACTAGTTCATCTTCATCATAATCAAAATCATCATTGTCTTCTTTAGCATTTAGAAACTTTCTAGGTACTCTACCCCAATACTCAGATAATTTAATCTTATCTGTAGCGTCCATAGCCATATAGTCAGGGTCATAACCTAGTCCTACTTCTTCTGTATTTGCTGGTATTTCAAGGTTTCTGTATATACCCTTATCCATTCCATCAGCTACAACATAACGTGGCTTATAGACCTCGTGAGCGACTCCTAGTGCCTCATTAATACTATTAGCACTTGGGTCGATAAGAAATTCTTTAGGGGATACTGCTTCTAGCTTTACCTCAACCTCAGGATACTCTTCTATCTGTCTTGTCGTTGTAAGTGTGCCTTCTACTGGCATCTCTACTGGACGTCTTTTAATGTTCTCTTGGGTGATAATCTTAGCAATACCTGTACCGTATACAGCACCATTAAGAAATACCTCACATAGAGCATCTTTGCATCCCGCAGCTTCTAAATCTTCTTGTAATAGATTACGTATGTATTCTACGTCTGATTTTTCTTCATCTAGCTGGTCATCTTTAATATCGAACCATTTTCCTCTGCCAAATGTAGCTTCCTCTAGCTCCGCTACGCTTGCTTCGACTGCTTGTTGTAAAGCAGGCGTGATGATTCTAGATTTTTCTGACTGTCTATTCTGGTCTTCTGCAGACCATTGACCACGCCATAGACGATAATATTCATCCCATTGTGATAAATTATTATTATCTCTGTTGTTCCTCCAACCTTCTAGTTTAGTAGATAACCAACTAGCGAGTGCTTGATAATCGTCTTCCGGTTCGTAATTTTGTGCCATTAATATCCTTTAATATCCTGCTATATCATCATAAGGCTGCCAATCCTCATCTATTTCTATAGTGTGCATAAAGTCTGCTACACTTACTTGGTCTATATAAGCGAGACTATCGACCATATCGTCGTGTGTACCGCTCGTAGGAAACTCTAATAACTGTGATTCAAAGCCTTTATTCCAACTACCTTCATTAAATGAAATCTTACCGTGTTCCATTCGACCTTGGAGAGCCCAAGTAATTCTGTCTGCTTTCTTCTTACCACCGTGGGTTACATCTGTTATGACTACCCATCTATTCTCTGCCCGCATCTCATCTTCTAAATATGGCAGAATTGCATTCTTTAATGCACCTGATTCTATTCCGACAATCGTTGCCTGATTTTCAATTGCAGCCTGTAATATTTTAGTAGCAGTCTCTTTAATATTCCATCTACCGTGGAGTATATCCTTGACCCACCACTCATCATTATTAATTTTAACGATAGAGATAGCTGTTTCATCGAGCTTGCTACCTTTAAGACCACGTTCCTTTTCAACCTTTTCAAATCCTGCAGGGTCGACTGCAATGACAAAGTTTCCGTCTTTTGGTTCTTCTGAGTCATACTTAATCCATTCCTCTTTAAATATACCACCAGTAAAGGAGACAAAACTCGCCTCAAATTCTTGTCTGAAGGCTTGCGTGCTCATAGTCTCTCTAGCTACTGCAATCTCTTCAGGGTCTAATATAGGGTTATCTGTAGAATTATATTGGAATGCTTGCCAATCTTCATTCTTTTCTAATTCTGCTTCCTTCCATATCTCATAGAAGTGATTCTTCCCGGCTGGCGTACCTATAAATAATGCACCACCTTTTACATCTGCTAGTGTAGGTCTTATAATCTGTTCCCACACTTCAACCTTCATTGAGGCATATTCATCGAGGACGACATAAGCAAGTCCTACGCCTCTTAGAGTATCTGGTCGGTCACTTCCCTTAAGGCTAATCTTTCTACCGTTGACTAGAGTCATCGTAGCTGTATTCTCGTGGGTCTGCTCTATTAAGTCAGTATCCTGAAGTAACTCCTTCAGCATATTCCACATAATATCTTTAGCCTGTTGGAATGTAGGACCTATATAAAAGACATCCTTACTTTCCGACTGTAGGGCTTTAATAATTAATATCCAAGCTGCTAACCTAGATTTACCAAAGCGTCTACCCGCACTTACGACTTTAAATCTTGCCGTACTATTAAATATTTCTAACTGAGCTGGGTGTAGGCTTACGTCTAATTCCCTACTCATTTACCTTCCCACCTAATTTTACAATGGTCTGGTCTACACTCTCTTCTGATATTATTACACCTTCTTCATAATCTAAAGGTTCTTTATTGTCAGCCTCAATAACTTTTTCTGTGAGTCCACCAACATTAATAATAACATTACCTTTACCTTCTTGTGACCTTAACTCCACAGCCTTAGTTGTGGGTAGGATTCTATCCATACACATTTTAAGACAAGTCCTGTCACCTTCTAATGCTAGGTCTATTACTCTTTGTACAATCTCCGGACCTTTTGTAGACATCAACTCTCTACTTAGAGCCGTATACTTGTTGACACTACCCTTAGGTCTTCCATTAGGGTTTAAAGACTTCATACCCTTGTATAGATTGGGTGAACCTTTGTGCTTTGAAGGCATCTTTTCTCCTTAGTGATACTATAGATTCAACTAAAGAGGTATATTTAGAATGATAATAAAGGTTATTTCTAAGAGAAGCCTTTTAGGTGAAAGTTTAGATAATAATAAATGTTTTATCTATAGTAATATTATAGCATACTTTTCAATGATTGTCAATAGTAAACACTAAATAAAGTCTTAAGTCCCTCTCCGCACCTCCAGATTTCTAGAAACACTCTAGTAAACAGCTGTTTTTCCCAAATCCTCTCTGATTTGTCTGTGAGCCTTAATATTAATAATCTGTAGTGACTTGGGGTATCCCCTCCCTGTACACATTTGTAGTATAAATACAACAGGTGTTGCATAAGTGGACAAAGGGACTAAGCTGGGACTAAGCTGAAGAATCTAGGGACTAAGCTGAGGTGTTGCAAAAATACAACAGATGTTGCATAAGTGAGAAGTGAGAGAGCGTGAGTGGGAATATTTACCCTGTCTCTTTAATACAACAGATGTATCTTTAATACAACAGATGTCATATAAATACAACAGTAGCACAAATGCAACAGATGTAGTACAAATGCAACAACTTGTGGTATAAATACAACAAAGATACTTTGTATCATTAATGCAACAAATGTTGTAAAGACACAACAAATGTTGAGGAAATACAACAGGTTAGCTGTAAGGCTCAAGGATAGCCCGTATTTGAGAGATTATCTTTAGGCACTAGGTATAAGAGGGTGAGGAAAAATAGTGGCTCAGAAATCAAAATCAATTATTATTAGGTGAGTAATATAGTCATTAGGGTAGAGAACAAACGTCCAAATATGGGCGAATTTGGGACTCTCAGAGCATATTGCTACATTATTAAACAATTGAGAAAAAAGTTAAACATTTAACTATTTATTTATATATTTATTTGTGTTTTGGGGTTGACATTTAGATATATATAGGTATTATTGGAAGTGTCAATTTTGACATTTACTATATAAGGACAAATAAAATGAAAGTATCAGAGCAAAAACAAATGGCACAAGAAACAATCAAGGCATTATTAAGCAATCAAAAGAAAGGCGATTCAATCGCAGAAGATTTGATTATATTATTAGGTGCGACAGATGAGAATTTTGAGAACCCATTAACTCAAGAACTTGAAGAGCAGATGGACACTTTAACAGGTGACAAACTCAAAGCACTCAAGGCAAGTATTAAAGGTGAGTTACAAACTAGAATCAAAATGCCAATAGTACAAAAGGAATTATTGAACACAGTTCAAGAGCCTGAGCGTCACAAGAAAATGAAGTTGACAGTTAAAAAAGTTAAGTCAACTATGATTGGAAGTGATGAGTTCCCAATGTTCACACAAGATGACCTTGGAAAATTTAAGGTCATCATCACGCCATCAAAGAAAACTGAAGAAAAGACATTCGAAGAAGAGCAAATGAAACTAATGGACAAGTACGGCAAGACGGTTGCAGATGTTAGAGTCTTTTGCGATAACTTCGCTGGAGAATAAAAAGTTAAACGTTTAACTTTTCAGAACTCAGGGCTTTAGCAATAGAGCCTTGACTCCTGAAAACTAAAAGGATAAAAAAAATGGAAACAAATTTATATAAACAATTACATCAAGACTCAAAAGATAACAAAGATACAAATAGTTGTACAGTTCTTGCGGGTTGTGTTGCCTTTGATTTGACTTATACTAGAGGTAACAAATTAATGACTCAGTATGCGAACAGGGTTAAACGTAGAGGGCTATATCGTAATGATTCGATTAGAGCATACAAAGCAATTAATAATTTTTTACAAGCACCTAATAAATTTAATCTTAAAGTTTTCGACACTAGAAGTATTAAAGATAGATTCACAGATGGTGCAACAATGACGGTTAATAATTGTATGCAGTATTTGAACCCAAAGAAAAGATATATTCTTTATACTACAAATCACGCAATCGGAGTCAAGAACGGAATAGTTCACGATTGGTCACACGGTTCAAAGCGAAGAATACAAGATATTATAGAGGTTACTTGCAACGATGAGGTGCAGGTCAAGCCTAAACAAAAAGTCTTCAAAATGGGCGGATTTGGTGGTATACTGGACAGCTTATAAGATACAATCGAAACGCCCTGCGGGGCGTCTAGCAACACGGGTGAAGTTGCTACTGATGAGAAGCCCACAAATAATAATAATATGAGGAAAAATAAAATGGTATATACAACAATGACAACTAATCAAATGATTGATGATTTATTAACTGATGACTACGCCTCTTGGACTTATAGTCAAGCGGAAATACTTGCAGAGCATATAGAAGATTTTGCAGATGAGACAGATTGGGAATGGTGCAGAGTTGCAGTCCGTTGTGATTATAGCGGTTACAAAAATAGAGCAGAAGCAGAGTCAATGTACAATCTTGCTGAAGATGAACTGGAAGACCATACTATAGTTTTAGAATGTGCTGATGGTCAAATAGTAATACAGGACTTTTAAGCGACTTTAAACGCTTAGCCTACTAACCCCCTTAACTGGGGGTTTTTGGGTGCAAGAACCTTAAATTTAATAACTATATGGAGATAAACACAATGAAAGAATATACGCCCCGTAATGAGTACGAAGTAAGATTGGAAAATACTCTTGACCTGTTAGGAACTATGCTACAAAATGAGTGGATTGACACCTACGCTCTTGAGGGTATACTAGACTATTCAAGCATAGATGTAAGCGAGTTTGTCGAGTACCTAACAGAGGCTGAATGGTTTCAAGGTGAGAGAGACAAAGAGCAACTACAAGAGCTAATAGACGACTTACTTTAAACTTTATCAATCTAAAAATAACCCCCTTAACTGGGGGTTTTTAGGTGTAAGACAAAGAAAGTTAAATGTTTAACTTTTATAATTAAATGGAGAAATAAAAATGAAAGAATGGAAAAACAGAACTACACTACCAATAGAAGAAAATACTGGGACTATCATTAAAATTCAGATGAACTTATTCAGAGACGGTAAGCCTAATGAAGTGCGTACCGTTAATATGGGTTCTCACTTAATGACTAACTATGACACGGAAGAAATTACAATCTGTCAATTTAACGGGAATACTATAACTTACGGAATGGGACACACTTACTCAAGCCCTGCCACTCTTCAAGAGATTGCAGACTGGGTAGCTGAAAAGATTGATGACCAAGCTATAATCGATGCAGATTATGAAAGAGAAATGTTAGAAGAAGAATTTCTTCAAAGAAGTGGGAACGTCTACTAATAACTATATAAGGATAAATAAAATGGAAACTTTAATACTACACTTTGGGACATTCATTGCGGGTGTCTCTCTATCTTGTCTACTGTTTATGGCATTCTTTATGCCTGTGTATCTCCGTATTACTAGTAAGAATAAAGAATGATATGCAACAGTCAAAGAAAATAATAAAAATACCTGTTAAAAAACGGGCTGATGAGGTGTATTGGTCTCATAAAAAAAGGAGACAACGCATAAAAGACCACAAGCTACACCGTAAGCTAAAGTTTATATTTTAGCAAGGGCATAGCCTTCCTACACTAGAGAAGTCCCCTAGAATCGAATCCTGGGGACTCTCTTTTCCTAGTTTTAGTCCAAAAATCTCTAATATAGGGGTTTTTGTAGTAAGACTAGATAAAGTTAAACGTTTAACTTTTTATTATAATGATATATATATAAGGATAAAAATATTATGAGAGTACAACACGCAATAGATATGCTAACTAAATACTATAACCCAACAGATGAAATAGCTATTGACTGGGCTGATATGGAACAGTTTAACGGTGATGGTGAGATGACCAAAGAAATATGGTCTGACGCACTTGATGAAATAGACAGGGGTGAAGGTGCTTTAGATATGAACTGGATAGAGCATTGTGTCTACACCGCCCAAGAGGAGGCAAAATAATGAGTAATTTAAACGGTAGAGACTGGACGCCTCTAAAGGAAGTATCTTTAATAGACTGCTATACGGAATATAAGAAGATGAAAAATCTTTACCTAGACGCAGACTTTGATGATAAAATGGAGTTAGCCTTATTCTATAAGGGTAAAGCTGAACACTATAAAGCCCTGTTTGACGAAGGGATTGAACATACAGTTAATTTTTAAGGAGAATTATATAATGAACATAATGGATAAAATAATAATAGATGCACCGACTAGAGAATTAGAAGATGCAATGCGTGATAAACTTTTAAATCACTTTGACGAACAAGAAGCCCTAAAAGAGGCAATGGAACGAGAGGAGGAAGACAATGCCTAACCCCAATAAAAATAAACACTTTAATGATGAAGCCCTAAGGATTAATAGGGCTTTAAAAAAGAAGATTGATAGAGCTAATGCAATAGTTGACGAGCTACTTGAAGCTAACGAGCATTTGCAATACTTACACGACCTTAAGGAGGCACTAAAGTTATGAACAATAAACCTTTAATAAGCAGACTAGCGAAAGTATATAAAGAGACTGAATATACATACTTCGTACTAGACGGTACGACAGGAGAGACTATAATCTCTGGTCTAACAGAACTTGACGCTAGAATACATTCAATGAAGAATGATGATTGGTCTATAGGACGGGAGGGCATTAACAATGAAGACTGATATAAACGGTGTACCGTGGACTTATGAGAATAAAGATGAACTGGTCTTTGATATAGAGGACGAAAGCACCTATAGGGGGTCAACTCGATTATTAGACAGACTCAAGGAAGAAAAAGAGTTAATCGAATGGAACATAATGAGCAACGAATCAGACTTAGAGGTCTTAACTCAGAAGATAAGGAGTCTACAATATGAGATGTAAATGTTGTGATAATGTTTTAAACGAATGGGAGTCTAAAGCTAGAGAGCCTACAGATAAATCTAAGTTTGTTGACTTATGCTCTGTCTGTAGGTACTACTCTAACCCCTACACTTGGCTAGATGATGATGAGATTATAAATAAAGAAGATATTAGGGTTGACTCAGATTAACAAGTATGATAAAATATTACTATAGATTCATCTAAAGTGATAATCATTATGGTTATTACTTTAGGTAAATCTAAAGACCTAAGTTAGTACTTGAGACCGCTAACTTAGGTTTATTTTTCTAGGTCTCTAGGATATAACAATTATGATAACTAAAGGTATAGCAAAGTATGTCTATCTAGACAGTACTGAAAAATTCAATGGTGAAGATACTGGTAAGTACACACTTACTGTCGCCCTTGATGATAAGGAAGCTAAGGCACTAGAGAAAGAGGGTGTCAAGGTTAGGACTATTCAGACAGAAGATGGAGGGTCTTACCAAGCCCGTAAATTTTCTACTAAGTATCCTCTATCCTTTGATATGGTAAAAACCTCAGACGGTGAAGCTATCGGACACGATTTCGGAGCTGAGTCTAAGGTTGAGATACTATGGAAAAAGGGGAATGAACACCCCCAACACGGGTTCGCTACTTACCTAACTGCGGTTAAGGTTAGTGAGCGTACTGAAGGCTATAAGTCTGCTGACGAAGAAACGAATGAGTTCTTCGCCTAACCCCTCTACTTTTGTAGAGCATAAGCCCTGCCCTGCCTGTAGAGATACAGGTGGGGACAGAGCAGGTGATAACCTTTCGGTCTACTCTGACGGACACGGTTATTGTAATGCCTGTGGACACTATGAAAAAAAAGTTAAACATTTAACTTTTGATACCACAGACACTAATTTTAACGAGGAGAAAGTATCAATGCAAAGTGTAACACCACGAGGCACAAGTGGGGCAACGATTAAAGATAGAAGGATTTCCTCTGACATCACCAAGAAATTTGGTGTAACGGTAAGCTACGACAAAGGTGGTAAGATAGACAAACATTACTATCCATACTACGACTCAAAAGATAGCAATAACTTAATTGGCTACAAAGAGAGAACTGTCGCAACTAAAGAGTTTCAGATTATTGGAACTAATAAAGGTTCTGGTCTATTCGGACAGAATGCTAATCGTTCAGGTGGTAAGTATCTAACAATCTGTGAGGGTGAGATAGATGCCCTTTCTGTGAGCGAAATGTTTGACGGCAAGTGGCAGGTTGTCTCATTGAAGAACGGGGCTAATTCAGCCGCTAGGGACGTTAAGGAGAACTTAGAGTATATCGAGTCCTTTGATAATGTGGTCTTATGTTTCGACCAAGACCAAGCAGGTTTCCAAGCAGTTAAAGATGTACAGGATATTATATCTGTCGGTAAGCTCAAGGTCTGTAAGTTGCCTATGAAAGATGCCAATGAAATGTTAATCAACAGTAAGATTAAAGAGTTCACCAATGCTTGGTGGTCTTCTGAGTCTTACACACCTGCGGGAATAGTCAAGGGTATAGACACTTGGGAACATCTTCTAAAAGATGAGAACCTCGTCAATATTGATTATCCGTGGGCAGGTCTTAACAAACTAACCTATGGCTTTAGGTCTAAGGAACTGGTAACTATAACGAGTGGTTCGGGTATGGGTAAGACTAGTGTCGTTAAGGAACTAGAGGCATACATACTTGATAAGACTGACGATAACCTAGCTATCATTCACTTAGAGGAATCTATTGAGCGTAGTGTTAAAGGCTTGATGTCTATCGAAGCTAACTCACCTATTCACATACCACAGTATGAGAGAGAGTTAAGCCCCGAAGATAAAAAGGCTCTATGGCAGAAATCGGTAGGTGATAAGAATGTATACTTCTATGACCATTGGGGTAGTATGTCTGAGGACTCACTACTTAATGTGATTAGAACTTATGCTAAATCTTTTGATTGTAAGTGGATAGTTTTAGACCATTTATCTATCGTTGTTAGTGACCAAGATGGTATACTAGACGAAAGAAAAGCAATTGACGCCATTATGACAAACCTTAGAAAGATAGTTCAAGAGACAGGCATAGGATTATTCCTTATCTCTCATCTTAAACGACCACAAGGTAAAGCACACGAGGAAGGTGGACAAGTATCACTATCAGAGTTAAGAGGTAGTGCCGCTATAGCCCAACTGTCTGACATTGTTATAGGCTTAGAGCGTAACCAACAGGACGATGACCCTATCATTCGTAACCAGACTACACTAAGGGTTATAAAGAATAGGTTCTCTGGTCTAACGGGTAAGGCTTGTAGATTACAATACGATAGTGAGACAGGAAGACTTTCGGAGGTACTAGATGAAGGCTTTTTTTGATATAGAAACTGACGGGCTTGAAGCTACTCGAGTACATTGCATATGTGCAATGCTTGACAACGATGAGCCTACTGTATACAACTTTATAGGAGGAGAAGCT